GAACTTGAAGCGTAACTCATTCCTATATTTCCAAAAGCGTTATTAGGGCTAGAGGCTCGGAAATAGTACCTCTGGCAAGCCGCTAACTCCCCCTGAAGTGTTCCACCAGCGCGGGAAAATGGGGTAGCAACTGCACCGACTTCAATTTGGCATTGAGCGATTTCGTAGTATGCACCGACTGAGGTTTGACTTGTGTTCGGGGTAAATTCAAACTTCAAAGTATTGGCGGTTCCATCGTTAGGAACTGTGAAAGAAGCGCTCATTGTGTACCAGTTGGCGCTACCTGTACCTGTTGGCATATTGGCATTTGTAGCCGTAGCCGAACCAATTGCCGTATATGAAGCATTGGCAGCAGCATCAACAGTTGAACTCTTTGATAAACCAAGAACCACATCTCCAAGGAAAGAGGAGTTGCGGCGAATCTTGGCAGTTATTGTGACGGTCTGCCCTTGAAGTGGAACGACATTTGCGGTTTCAATGATTTGGGCTGCATAGCAAACACCTGCCGCATTTGTTGTTATACGCATACAGTAGCGGCTACCAGCAGGAACGCCTGTTGATTGCTGGCTAACTGTGTGAGATGAACTGTAGTTGTGATTCCATCGGTCTAGTGAGTAAGGAAACGAGCCTGAAAGGGTTACTGAACTTCCACGCTGCGCTATGTCCATCCCGCCATTTATGAGGGCGTTCTTGCCTGCAGTAACCGAAGGCCCTGCCCACGATACGCCTGTGCTGGCAGAAGAGTTTGCAACGAGTGTGCTGCCATCAGATCCAGAGCTTAGATTTGTATAAGTACCAGAACCTGTACCAACAATTAAATCACCCTTAGCCGCAATTTGTGTTGATGCAATAGCATTAGCTACGTTAAAAGCATTATGCGAAATAACTGTGGCTATATCACCTGAAATAAGAGCCGTTAAGCTTGTTATTGAAGTACCAGTGGTGGCGGTGTAATCAACACCACGTTCTAAAAGTACGCCATTGATAAATACCTGCTCGGCACCGACTACATAAGAAAGTGATGTGGCGAAATCATCTGTACCGGATAGTGTGGTTTCGCCACCTGCCGCTGCCTTGCGCCATTGCTGCATCACAACGCTTGGACTTGCTCCAGTTGGACCCGTAGCTCCCGCGGCGCCTGTGGCTCCGGTTGGACCAGTTGCTCCGGCAGTACCGGTAGCACCAGTTGGACCTGTTGGTCCAGTTGCTCCAGCAGTACCAGTCGCGCCAGTTGGACCAGTAGGACCTGTAACAGTTGACGCCGCTCCTGTAGCTCCAGTTGGTCCAGTAGGTCCTGTAACTGTTGATGCTGCACCAGTTGCACCAGTAGGTCCAGTTGGTCCTACAGCTCCTTGAATTCCCTGCGGTCCGGTCGGTCCAGTTGCTCCGATTGCTCCGGTTGCGCCAGTTGGTCCTGTAACAGTTGAGGCAGCTCCAGTTGCACCAGTAGGTCCGGTTGGTCCAGTTGGACCTGTAGCTCCATCATTTCCGGTTGCTCCAGTTGGTCCAGTTGCACCTTGGATTCCTTGAATTCCTTGCGGACCTTGAGCTCCAGTCGGTCCGGTTGCACCATTAGCTCCAGCGGATCCTGTCGCACCAGTTGGACCAGTAGGTCCTGTCGTGCCATCAGTTCCAGCGGTACCTGTTGCGCCGGTTGGACCTGTTGCGCCTGCTGGTCCTGTTGGACCAGTTGAACCAGAGACACCTTGAGACGATACAACCAAAATAACAGCATTGTTATTTGGTGAAGACCAAGTAACACTTGATGCTGTTACTGGAATATCAAGATATACACCAGGATAATAAACAAGAGAACCGCTTACAATCCAACGTTGATATTGATTTCCGGTTGTTGTATCTTGAATAACAAGAATATCGTTTGCCTTGAGCGTTGTCAAGAAAATGCTGATGTCAACATTATCTGAAGTCTGATCGCTTAAAAATAAATGCGTTGCAGATGCTTGAGTTGCATTATTCCAAGACAGATTTCCAGATCCTGGATTGCCGGCAGTCGTTGTTGTCTTGGCTGTATACTTAAAATAGCTTGATGACTGACCGTCGGTACCCTTAGGACCGGTTGGACCAGTTACACCTTGTGGACCAGTAGCTCCAGTAGGTCCAGTTGCTCCCGCTGGTCCCGTTGGACCGGTAACTGTTGATGCTGCACCTGTTGCACCTGTTGGTCCAGTCACCCCTTGCGGACCGGTTGGTCCAGTCACGCCTTGGATTCCTTGGATTCCTTGCGCACCTTGTGGTCCAGTTGCACCAGTTGGTCCGGTTACAGTCGATGCTGCGCCTGTAGCGCCTGTAGGACCAGTTGGACCTGTTACACCTTGAATACCTGTTGCACCAGTTGGTCCAGTTGCACCGGTTGGTCCGGTAGATCCGACGTTTCCAACAATAGAAAACGTCCAAGCTGTATATGTTCCAGATCCAGAAGACGCGTCTGGAGTCATGGTTAATGTTGTTCCAGAAACTGTAGCTATACCTTCAACGTAATTTGTTGGCGTTGTTGTATATGCTACTCGCACACGAGCACCAGTAACAAAGGCGCTTCCAGCTGTAATTGTCCAGGATTTAGAAGCTCCGGTACCAATTGTGTTTGATGTTGTTGATGTTACGCCGGAGTAACTTGCGCCAGTTGGTCCGGTTGGACCTGTGACGCCTTGAATTCCTTGCGCACCGGTTGGACCAGTAGCTCCAGTAGGTCCAGTTGGACCGGTTACACCTTGGATTCCTTGCGGACCTGTTGGTCCGGTTGGTCCTGTAACACCTTGCGCACCGGTTGGACCGGTTGGACCGGTATAACCTTGAATACCCTGCGCACCGGTTGGACCGGTTGGACCGGTTGTTAAAGAAATGGTTGCAATTGCTGTATCTACAGCATCAAGACGAGCTTTTACAGAGGCTTTAGATCCTTTTGGATTAGTTCCAAGTTCAGTTTCGATCGCTTCAACTGCGTCGTTTGTATTTGCATGCTGTTCAGCATGTGGAACTGTGGCTGAATCAAGATAATCTGTTGCGGTTGGATTAGAAAAGTTATCCAATCCGCCAGGGTAATTAGTTGCCACTAGGATCTCCTTGATTTATAGAGGCATCGGACTAGTTGCCAGGGGGTAACAACTAGTCCGATGCTTTAGATTTACTTTCCAAAGCCGCCTCGCGAAACGGCTTGTGGTGACGTTGATCGAGCCAAAAAGTTTTATTATGCGCGCAGATGGCGCCGGTGTGTGCATAAATCGGGATACCAAGAGATCCAAGACGACGGGAAAATAGTAGATCTTCACCAAACCAACGACCAGCAATTGCGCCATCTACAAACCAGGCCCAATCTGGACCCTGATTTTCAGTAGCTTTGCTTTGAAGCTCAAGCAAGACTGATCGATGGATTAAAAGACATCCAGTTCCCGTAGCATCAACCTTAATCAGTTCATCAATTGGATAATCGTCCATTGCCTGAAGGCCAGACTCCGGAAGATCGCGATAAATCGTTGGTACCGGCCGAAGATGGTTATCATCGTCAAAAAAGGCAGCAAAGACCAGCGCCGATACTATCGGACGATTCTTATCGTGGACAGCATTGATTAATTTATCAAACGTTTCTAGCTCTAAACGCTCGTCTGAGTCAATCATAAGCAGCCATTCGGCTGAAGTTTGTTCTAAAAAATTCTTTACTAGAAGATTTCTAGATCTTGTAAGAAGTCCAATATTAGAAACTTGAACAAAAGAATCAAATCTTTCTGATCTCTTTCGTGAGATCTGGATCAAATCAATGACTAGATTTGCATTAATTGATCCGTCGTTAACCATTCCTATGGCAACTTTATCTTTACTTTTCATCGTATCTCCGCTCTGGGATCTACGGCGGCTGTCTCAATGACGCCTTTTTCATGCTCCAGGATCAAAGCTTCAAGCGCTTCAATTCCTTTTTCTTTAACTAAATCTCTTGCGGCTGTTAAACCTTCCAAGAAAATTGATTTCATAACTTCCCCCTAAATCTTGCGCTATGGCGCTGACTCTACCCGAAGGTAGAGCCAGCGTCAAAGCTAGACTAATTAGTAGCCTGAAGGAGCGACGGTACCTGTTCCGGTAACTGCGCTGACTGCCTTGTTGAAACGGTGAGCAAGAGCTGTGTATCCGTAAACCTGGAAGCGGACGGTGAGGTTCGCTGAGAGGACGTCTGGAAGTACACGAGTCTTAACACCTGACTCGAACAAGTAGCTATCAGAGAACTTACCAACCAAGATTGGAGACTGGTTAGTAGATGCTCCGTAGTTCTTTGGAAGTGTTGCGTCAACGTAAACCTTTACGCCGTGCATTGTTCCAACAAGACCCTTTGAAGCACCTGGTGCGTCAACAACGCCGTTAGCGTTGAATGGACCAGCTGCTACAGGAACTACGAGTGGACGAGATGATGAATCGACCTGGGACATGAACCAGTACCAAGTTGATGGATGCATAACAATTGCTTCTACATCCTGGTAACGGTTTGTAACAACCTTAGAAATTGCCTTAGCCATAGCAGTCAAGCCGCCTGTAGCTGTTGGTGTTGTTTCTGTCCAAGTTGTTGGGATACCGTTTGTTGTGTCTGCGCCAAGGTTAATCAAGCCACGAAGTGTGCCTGATGTTCCATCGCCGTTACCAACAACAGCTGTATTCAACTGAAGTGCGTAATCCTTCATAAGATCGCCAAAGATCATACGATCGAGGCCACCAGCAAGAGGAGATTGCTCAACAAGCTGAATAGATACATTCTCGTAACCAGAGATTGTACGAACTGGCGCTGTAACTGTTGAAGTTACGAGATCGCGAGTTGTTGTTGCTGAGTTATCAGATGACTGGAATGCTGAAAGCGAACCAGTAGAAATCTGAGGAATATTGATGCTATCTGTGCCAGACGGAAGAGCCATACCTGTCAAAAGGTCAGCTGTTACGCGTGCTGCACGAGCAAATTCCGCATATTCGTTTGTGAGGTAGATAGGCGGTACGAAATCTCCACCAGATCCGTCAGTACGTGAGATGTCGCGAGTTTCAACCGCAACTTCTTGCTGGTGACGGTGTAGACGCTCCCATGAAGAAGAGTCATTGCGAAGTGAAGCATTGATCATGTCGCGTACGAAAGAGTTCTTTCCATCGCGGTCATAAGTCATTGCTTCGCGTGTTACTACTGCACCACCAAATGTTGCAACCTTTGATTCCTTGCGTGATTCTGCAAGTTCAGCGGTGCGCTTTTCATTTGCTTGTGCAACAGCGATGCGCTCGTCAAGCTTAGCAATTTCATCTTGCTTTGTTGACGCTGCATCAAGAGCTTCTGCTGTAACGTCTTCTGCGGCGAGAGTTGTTTCAACCTCGGCGACAAGACCGTCACGCTGCTCAATGAGCTTTGCTGCTAGAGACATTTTGTCCCTTTCTATTGATGTGTGTGAAGACCGTCGGGGCTTTTGCGCCGAGGGTTAACCCTTACGCTTCTTGCGAAGGGAATACTGGTTTAACTTCAATGCAAGTTGACGCTTGCGAAGATCAAGATCTTCTTCGGCAGCTGATCGCATTGATGCTGATGTTGAGTCGTATGCTGGCCAAGTTACAACTGAGACCTCAAAGAGATCAAGATCAGTAAGAGTGCGAAGACCATCTTCGCGGGTTTGACCATCTGGACCAACTGAGAACGCAAAAGACATCTTGTCAACGTCTCCACGCTTCAAAGCTGAGGCTAATTCTTGCGCTTTAGGATTTGCAGGATCGAGATCAGCTTCCATACGAAGACCAACCTTGTCCTGAGATAGACGAAGAGTTCCAGACTGCGTTGACGCTAGCGGAATTGCCTCCATGTCATGATTTACAAGAAGGAATACTGGATTTCCTGATTGAAGTGTGCGAGTGAATGCTCCAGGAGCAATTACCTCGCGGAAATTAAGTCCAGTTGCTTCAGAATTAAATGTTGCCGCATAACCTGCAATACGTAGTGATCCGTCATCAGCAGAAACCGCGCGGACTTCCGCGTTCATTGTGATTCTTTCAGCTGAAGCGATTGCTACTTTGCGCTCTTCTTGCATCGTTGACTCCTCATTACCCTGAGTTTCTACGGTGATTTCTTCTGAACGAGGCATTAAATCTGGCGCTGTCCAGTCTTTTACTGCGTCTTCCTGGTCATCTGGGTCCATACCTGAAGGATCAAGAGGATCTGGATTTGGCTCTACGATGTCAACTCCAAGCGAAGAAGACAGTTGCCACTTCCACTTTTGATGCATATCTAGACGTTCTGCAATGAAATTTGCAATTCCTTGCTGATTTTCACGCGTCGCACATTCAAAAACGTCTGAAAGCTGATCAAGAACAATATCGTTTGCAGCAAGCAAGTCAGCAGCTAAAGCGCGCGCATCAGATCCTACGTTGGCATCTGGAAGCTCAGAGAGAGCTACAAATTCTGTTAATTTGAACGGTGCAGCAGCTCCAAGCTTGCGAAGATTCTCAGCAATTGGATCAATACTTGAATAAATGTCCTCATAAATCTCATTAAAGAGATTGTGGTATTCGCTGAAGTCCGGACCCTTAACATTCCAGTGAGCTCCATGAGCGCGGAAGTAAATCGAGACAACATCACCAAGACACTCGGTTAATTCCTCGACTAGATCAGGTGTTCCTTCGGGTGCCATGCGTGTCTCCTTAGGTGTTTGAGAAACTATTGCCGCATCTCGTGTAACCTTGTCGCAGATTTCTTTAGCCCAAGAGCTATCGAACGCGTCGCGGATCTCAACGACAGTTTCTAAAGTTACAGTTTCGTTTCCCCTAATGGTTAGCGCGAGATCAGTATCAAGACTTTCTGCCTGCTCACGTAATGCTTTTGGTACTCGATACATATCGGCCATTATTCGATTACTCCCATGACTGGTGTTGAAGGATCTGAATCGGTGCCAAGAGGTGGCAATTCACCACCAGCTAGCGCCGTTCCCTGGAACGCTTGATTGAATACGTCTCCACCTTCATAAGACTCAAAGCCATCAAGATTTCTTAATTCGTTTGGTGAGCGTTGTCCTGTAGATACAAGGATTTTGCCAACCTCAGCGCGTGTAAGAGCGTCAGTACGAAGAAGAGCTGCAGTGTCAAAAGCAACATCTGTTCCTGGTGGAAGCAGTCTGCTAAATGCAACTTCTAGACGACGAAGCCACGGCATGATTGTGTGAACTAAGAAATTCAATGAAGCTTGTTCAACGTTCTGGTAAGTCTGATTATCTCCCGAGGCACCAATTAAGTGCGAAGGAATTCTAAAGATACGAGCAATATCGCGGATCAATTGTTCACGAGTCTGGATCATTTGCTGATCTGCAGCCGATGTTGTAACCGGACGCCACTTAAGACCATCAGAAAGTACAGCAGGACGGCGATGACGACGATGAGTTGATTCCCAAGTGCCTTGAATTGTACGCGCCTGATCTAAAGTAAGCTTCTGATCTGTCTCTAGAACTGAAGAAGGTGTTGCTCCTTCGGCGTAAAACTGTGAAATATGACGATCCATAGCAAGTGCAATACCGATTAAGTTACGGTTTTGGATCATTGGAGACACGCCAACAAGTGACTGAGGAGGTGTAAACCAACGAATGTGGATCAAATCTTGCGCGTCAATTGGGTTGCCAAGGTGCAAATACTTGCGACCGATCTGATCTCCGGTAGGCAAAACCTGCATTTGATAAGGGTGAAGTGGTACTAAACCGATCTCATTTCCTGATCGATCGCGGTCAATGTGAATATAAGCATTACCGTGAAGAGCAAGAGACGCCATAGTCTGGTGGATTAATTCGTAAGAATTTGATTCCGGATCTGGATTTGCAATAATTTCTGGAAGAGGGATTGATTCGCGCTTACCATTGGTTGTTCGGTATGCACGCAGTGGCAATGAAGCTACGGTGTCAGCAAGCAAAGATACAGATCCAAGAACTGCGCTTACTCCAAGAGCTGTCCATTCATCAATACGCTCACCGGCTGCAGACGTGATGTTAGTCTGACCGTAAAGCTGAGAGAGTGGCGCAACGTAGTTATTGAATTGCGGATAACGACCAACAATCCCTGCGCGCTTAATTAAACTCATTGCTTAGGCTCCGGTTCTGATGCGAGATACGACAAGATAAAGATTGAAATTCCTGCTGAAATCAATCCGGCCCCTGTTCCAGCAAGAATAAAAATGCCCGAAACAATAAGAATTGCTCCGATAATTTCCGCAATACTGGTGATGATGTCAATCATTTTTGTCCTCCATAGTCCACGGATCAAAGATCATGGGAAGATTCCCACCCTGTGAGTGCCACCAAACAGCGCGTTCTAGCGCCATTACAGCCGACACAGCTAAGTCGATTCTACGAGTTGAGCCACGTTTTTCTTTAGCAAGACGTGATCCGCGCTGGTCTACTCGAAGAGTTGCGTTAGCAATATGACGTGACATTTGAGGATCGCCGTCATGAGTTATTGATTTGTTAACAACGGCCTCGTAAAAGCGAGTCGTTGCTGGTGTCATTCTTGAAGCTGTCTGCGGGAAGGTTACCACTGGCAAACCTTCTTCTTCAAGGATCTGAAACGTTCTTGCCCAGCGATAAGGGTCGCAGGCAATTTCTAAAACTTCGTACTTCTTGCAGGCTTCTCTAATTGCCTCTTCAACATCGAGCACTGGGATTTGCCAGTCTGCCCCAGCTTCTTCTGGTTTCTCCCAGACATAAAGCGGAACGATATGAGGAACCTCATCGCAGGTTACTGCAACAATTACCGTGCAGTCTCCGTTGAACGATCCATCGAATCCAAGTACAACTTGACTGCCTTCTTCGAGACTACGTACATCAAAGCAAGAATCCCAAGCGCCATGAGGAAGCCACGCATCAGATGTCGAAGTCCAAACATTTAATCTCTTTGTCTTAAATTCGGCTTCCGGCGTTTGCAGTACCGCTGAAGCAAAGTCGTCTTGCGCAACGATATCGTTGAATCCTGGATTTGCAGATTCCCAGCAAGATTTTTCTCTAAAATCTAATTCCGGATCTGCTTCCCACCATGCAAAGTAAAAACTTGGATCAACAACTTCACCGCTCGCAACTCTTTTACCGTACTCGTAGAGCTGATAGCACAACGAATCTTTTCCTGAAGTATCAGTCTTGACTCCCGCTGTGGTGATCGCAACGAGGAGAGGTTCGCGACGAGCACCCATTGCGAGAGACATAACGTCAAAAAGTTCACGATTTGGCTGAGCGTGAAGCTCATCGAAAGCAACAAATGTTGGTGATAAACCTTCTTTTGAAAATGCTTCCGCTGAGAGCGCCCGATAGACCGATCCGGTCTTTGGATTATAGATAGCGTCTCGATATACATCGAGCATCTCTGATAGTTCAGGCTGCATCTCAACCATGCGCTTGGCAGTACCAAACACAATTTTTGCTTGTTCTTTTTCCGCTGCGCAGGAATATGTTTCTCCGCCAGTGGGACCAAGAACTAAATGTTCAAGCGCAAGAGCTGAAAGCCATGCAGACTTTCCGTTCTTACGGGGTAGACCAATCAATGCGCGTTTATGCTTTAACGATCCGTCGGGTTTCTCAACAAATAAACCTCGAGTTAAACTCTTTTGCCATTCTCTAAAGACAAGTGGTTCTCCGGCAGATCCTGCAACGGAGTCTTTTGTAATCGAGCAGAGAGCTTCACTAAAATCAATGACGTCATCTCCGCGAGAACGTTTCATATCCGCGGTTGTCAGTGGTGAAACATAACGCGGCGGCCAGCCTTTAATCTGTTTCCCCATGATTTCCCCTATTTTCTGTTTTGCCTCTTTTCGAGCAGCTGATCAATAGCGCTTACGCGCTTGACTTCAGCTACGCCGAGGCGTGATCGCGATACCGGATCAAATCCGAGTGACGCGAGTGAATCGGTAAAAGCTTTATTGATCTGAACATAAGCTCGACCGTCAGCAGATTCAAGGGTTGCCATGTACTTCGTCCGAGCTGCGGTCACAGCATCAGCAAGCTTTGCGGCGTTCTCGATTGCGCTCAAATCTGAGACAGGAGAAAGCCAGGTTATTGCGTTATCCCAGATCCTATTCCAGAACAACTTTCCATCTTCGCCTAACATCGCAGGCGGTTCGGGTTTCATATCGGCCATCGGCAGGATCGTGACGTTCGCAAGTTCGGGCAACGGACGTCCGCCTGAGTCGTGACCTGGCGTTCGACCGGTAGCTCGTTTGATCTCAGCTGGTTTTGGAGGTCTTCCCATATCAAAATCCTATCGCGTCAAGCCCATTTCGTAATTTTGAGCATGTTTGAACGAAGC